TCCCAATCAACTCTGACTCAGTGCCAGGGCCATCGCAGCTGCCTTCGTCAACTTCTCCGATTGACATTCCATGACTATACTCACTCGGTTGTCATCGGGGCCTAACTGCGGATCCATGTAGACAGAGAGATAGAGCGTGTCCACGCCAATTAAATAGCCCCGTTCCCAATCCTGAGGTGCTATGTCTGTGGTGTCAGTAATTGAGGTCCAATTGGTCGTTAGGCCACCCACGGTCGAAGGCTCGGGGCCGTTGGAATAGTAAGCCCATTGACCCGACGCCACGATTGATTTATCGGACAGATCGAGGACCGCAGTATTGGATGCGAGCGGTTGGGTTGTGAGGAGGTAATTCATGTAGGCAACTCCACCTTGCACTCCCATGTTATTCGGGAACGGCGGACCGTTGCTGTTCCCATCCTGATACTTCACCCTTAGATTCCAGATCCGAAGTACGTGCTCGCCCAAGGCATCGACGAAACTTCCGAGGTCAATCTCTTGTGTCGCCCATTGTGCCGTGGTCGTTGTCTCCGCTGTCGCTCTGATGAAAAACGAGCTTGGGTCCATTCTGCGCCCTATCTTCTTGTCCGAACACGTTGTGCCAACGCCCAGCACCCGCTAACTGAGACTACACGCAAACGGAGTCGCCGTTCATATGCCCACAGTAAGTTTGAACCTGACCGAGCAGGCCTATCGTGCCTATCAACAGATCCCCAGAGGCAGTAGGAGCCGTGTTCTAAGCGCGGTCATAGCCAGGAGAGACCTTGAACCGAAGATGAAAGGGGAAGGCCTGCTGGCAGATATGGGGTACACCACACCCAGAGAGGCCATCCTGGACCTTGAAGTCAGGATCGACCGAATGGGAGCCACCCTGGCGAACCGAGACGCAAGGATAGCGAAACTGCTGGAGGACGATTGAATGACAGATGCGGATCGTGTGTGGAGAAGAATACCAGGTGTCACGCTGTTCATAGACAATGGCGTCCTGGTTGATATGTATACACAAAACGACGTCCGAATCAATTTGGAGGATGATTGAATGACGATCTGTAAGCAACAGCTCATTGAACAGGAGATAGAAGGTAAAATGAGAATTGCCACGGGTTGGAAGACGTGCAACACCAAGATGATCTTCAGCCTGGAGCGGCGCACCTGGTATTGCCCAGAGTGCGGTAATTCTGTACGCGTGCCCAGGGAACAGCAATCCCTGAACGAATACACACGATAGACCGGGGTTAGTCAGTGTCCTGCGCTCGCTCTTTGATGAGGGCGAGCACGGCTTGAGCGATGGGGGTTGTCACTCGCCTCAACTTGATGATGTAGGACAGTTTCTGATTGGGTGGATGGAGAGTTCCAATCCCGGTGTTCACCGTCCACGCATTGATGAACAAATCCTCAACAATCAAGTGATCCGGATCGAGGCTGAATCGTTGTCGGAGATTGTCCGAGATGTGCCAACCGATCTGTCGTGAATCGTCCGCTCCAGATCCCTCAATCTCGGAAGGTGTAGAGTTCCCGGCGACCGCTCCCTTGAATGTCGTAGCGAGTACCCCAATGGTTGCATCCTGTGAGAACGCATCATGGGAAAGAGCTTCAGTTCCAGTCGGGAAGATGTCGAATGATTCCACAATGAAGTTTTCTCGGAAATTGCCGTTGTCCAAGAGGAGTCTCGTGGGATCCAGGGGAGACAGCGCACCGACAGCCAACCGCCAGGGAAGCGTCCCCCTGATTGTGTGTATGCCGTTTCTCATTTTCGGTAACTCCGTTTGGCTGCCTTGACGATCTGGGAGAACGTCTTTCGCCCCTTCGGGTGCTTACGCTTGTACGCGGCCCATTCCTTCTTGACGTGCTTGTTCCATTTCGACGCCTTCCGCTTGACAACTCGCTTAACTTTCCGCTCAACTCTGTGGCCGACTTCATCGCCGACCGCACGAGAGATCTCCGCAGGCAGTCCTCCGGCGTTCAAGAGAGCCTGAATAGCCATACATGTGGGGCAGGGCATCCCAATCAACTCTGACTCAGTGCCAGGGCCATCGCAGCTGCCTTCGTCAACTTCTCCGATTGACATTCCATGACTATACTCACTCGGTTGTCATCGGGGCCTAACTGCGGATCCATGTAGACAGAGAGATAGAGCGTGTCCAC